CGCAGACGACCAGGGAGAAGCACACGCCCTCGCCCTAGAGGCCGACGGCATCATGCAGGGAGCCCTGCTCAAGCTTGGTAGTCAGATTTGGTATGGAACAGGCAGCGGAGGAGACACAAAAGGTTTTCCTGGCGCAGTTTCAGTCGTTGATTCCGCTTACGTGGTCGACGCCGCAGGCACGACCGCCACAACCGGATCCAGCGTCTACGGAGTCAAACTCGGCTCCAACCAAGTGACCTTAGTCGGCGGAAACAATTCCGTCTTCTCGGTCGGCGAATGGACCAAGCAATACATCACGCGCTCCTCCAAGGAACTCCAAGCCTGGAAGAACAGCATTCAGGGTTACGTCGGCTGCCAATGGGTGAACAAGAACAGCGTTTGCCGCATTAAGAAACTTACAGCCGACAGCGGCAAAGGATTGACCGACGCCCTAGCGGCAGACCTGATCGCGCTCCTCCCCGCAAACGTCGTCCCCGACTATTGGTTTATGACCCGCCGGAGCCGCCGCCAGCTCCAGGCGTCCCGCGCCACCGCGACCAACAACGACTCCGGCGCCGTCCAATACCCGCCCACACCGACCGAAATGGCCGGCATCCCGATTGTCGTCACCGACAGCTTGCTCAACACCGAATCGTTGACCCTCTGATCCCACCCCCACACCCACACCCAACAAAATTATGGCCAACGAATTTGCACCCAATCTCCAGGACGCGAGCCTCAACCCCGCGACCTTCACCCTGCCCAGCGCCGCGAGCACCAGCACGACCAGCGCCGTGATCGACCTCGGCGCAGACACCGCGAAGCTAGCCAACGTTGAAATCGAGCTCGCCGTCCCCGCGCTCACCACCACGATCAACCCCGGAACATCGACCGCCGGCGTGACCTACGTCGTCGAGACGAGCGACACCGACGTCTTTACCGCGATCCGCAGCATCATCCGCTCGCAGAATTTCGCCGGAGACACCACGACCGCCCTGGTCGCCAAAACGATCCGCGCCGCCATTCCGTCCAACTGCGAACGCTATGTCCGCGGCAAAGTGACCCTCGGCACCACGACCGCCGACGCGTCCGCCCTCGCCGCGACCGTCACCGTCCGTTTCGGCAAGAACTAATTGACTAGAACGAGCTAACCAGACAGCGGTTTTTCATTTTTCCCCGCTGTCCTACTCGCATAACTTCCCCGCAGGCGCCGCCAGGCGCCCGTGGGGATTTTCTTTTAGCGTTTCAGCCTTTCAGCCTTTCAGCTTTTTCTTTTTGGGGGGAGCACGCCCGCCTCGGGCGTAGTTTTCGGCGCCCTCGCCGGAAACATCTTTTGCCCCTACTGTTGGAGCGTCATGAAAAAGATCTCCCTTTGTTTGATTTGCGGGAACGAGGACGCCCACATCCTCCGCCTTTTGGAATCCGCGAAGGACCTGATCGACGAGCTATGCATGGTTCGCGCCATCGGGACCGCGGAGGAAGACTGGACCTTCATCGAAGCCAGAAACTGGGCGATCATCAACGCCAAGTCTTTCAAATTCGCCGAGTACAAGAACGAGATTGACGGCCTGCCCCACGTCGATCATTTCGGCAACGCCCGCAATATGTCCTTTGCCCTGGCCACCCAACACTGGCAGCTCTGGCTGGATTGCGACGACGTCCTCACACCCGAGACTTGCCAAGGGATCCGCGCCCACGCCGAAGACGACCGTCACGACTGCTACCAATTCGGCTACACCAAGCCCGACGGATCCACCTGCCCACGCGAGCGACTGATCCGCCGCGGAGCTGGCCTCTGGAAAAGCCGGATCCACGAGACGTGCATCATTGCCAGCGGAGACCTGGGACGCGATGACAGCATCGTCATCGAGCACAACCCGACCGGGATCGACCGCCCCGCAGCCCGCGCGCGCAACCTGACCCTGTTACAGCTCGCGCTCCAGGACACCCCGCTCACCCAGGAAGACAAAGCCCGCCTGGAATTCTACTATCACAGCGAACTTTTCTGGCTTTGGGAACAGGACCGGACCAACGAGAACAACCGGCTGGACGCCGTCGCCGCCGGCAATCAGGCCATGATGGACCTGGCCGTCGCCAAGCATGACGACCGTTACAAGGTCCTCCTGCAGTTAGCCGAGCTTCAGCCCGCCCTGGCCCTCCGCCATTTGCACTACGCCACGGAGATCAGCCCGCAGCGCCGCGAAGCCTGGGCATTAAAGAGCCAGAAATCCCTTCGAGAGAACGCCGTCCACCACGCCGCCGCCTGGTTCACTATGATGGACGCCCTGCCCAAGCCATTCCCACCACCCTGGAACCACGACCGCATCTGGGACAAAGGCGAATGGGGACGCGACTATCTCCGCGTGAAGATTATGCGAGCCGACCCCGCCCAAGCCGAGGCCGCAGAAATCGCCCACGCCTCCAACCTGAAACGCCCCGCCTACGCCGCCGCCGTCGCCGAATACGAGGTAGGGAGCACGCCCGCCTCGGGCGTAGTTTTCGGCGCCTCGCCGGAAACCTCGTAACCCCAACTGACTCGAATTGACTTCCTGGGCATCGCCGATGCCCACGCTCAAGCTCCTCCCCCTTTTAACGCTCCTCGCCCTTTCGTCCCCGACGCACGCCGCCATTACCGCCGTCAACGTCGGCGCCAGCGCCAACGACATGACCGGCGACGTCATCCGCCGCGCCTTTCAGATCATCAACACGAACTTCTCGAACCTTGACGCCCAATTCGGCACCGTCACCAATTTGTTGACCGTCCCCACAATGGCCGCCCTTCGAGCGATGCCCGCGACCAACTCGACCACCGGCTACCAGCTCGTCGGCTACCTGACCGCCAACGACGGAGGCGGAGGCCGCTTTTACGTGGACCCGCTCGGCATCGAGGACGACAACGCCGGCACCATCATCACGCCCAACAACAACGTCGGCCGCATCCGCCGCCTGGAGGACAACTCCGACGTCTACCCGCAATGGTTTGGCGGAGTGATCAACAACGCGACCATCAACGCCGCGATTTCCTACGTTTCAACCCGAGGCCATGGAACCGTCTGGATCACCGCCGACACCGCCATCGACCCGATCAACGACCCGATCACCATGCGGAGCAACGTCGCCCTCTTAGGCGCCCCCGGCGGAGGCCTCCACTTTGAAGGATTGCAGCCCGCGAGCTGGACATTGATCACCGTCCCCGAGGGAACGACCAACGGCGCCATCTGGAATTTGAAATTGCGAGGAAGACTCGAGACCCCCGGATCCACGAATAACACCGGATACCTTATCGACCTGGGCGCCGTGACAAACTTCAGCATCGGCGGAATTCAAGCCCGCGACTGGTACACCGGCTATCTATCGCCCCTGGACGGCAAAGCCTTTTCCAACCTGCAAATCTTCGACGAGAACGGCCAGGACACCGTCCTCGGCTACGGCGCCGTCCGCGACGGCTTCACCGATGACACCGTCGCCTTCCAGCAAGCCGTCCACCACAAACAGCAATTCAACGGAAAAGTTTTTGTCCCCCGCGGCCCCAGCCCTTATTTCGTTTGCAGCATCTGGGTCACCAACGGGAGCGTCTCCCTGATTTCCGACGGCGCCACCCTGGAGCAGCACTACCACAACCCCGAGGAAGGCGTCGTCCCGCGCATTTCTTCCGTGTTCACGATCTGCGCCCACAACACCGTCGTGGAAGGTTTCACCTTCCGCCAGGCCGGCCTCTACCCCACGACCGAGACAGACAACGTCACCGGCTTTTGCAGCCCCGTGAACATCCACCTGGCCACCAACGTCGTGGTCCGCAACAACCTCTTCGACACCGGGACCGGCAAGGGAATCTCCTGCAGCGGCAGCTACCCCCAATTTATCAACAACAGCTTCGTCAAAAGCGGAATCACCTTCGGAGTCGGCCAACGGCTGGACTGGCTATTTTACGAAGACGCCTCGATCACGCCAGGCGATCTCAGCACCTACAACAAGGAGCTGATCTACCGCAGCCCGCTCAGCCCGCTTGTCCAGGGGAACACCTTCATCGGGAGCAACCCGAACAAAATCTGCGTCCTGTTTAGCGCCGCGCCCGGCTTCAAATTTCTCGATAACGTCATGATCGACATGGACACCCCGACCGGCTCCGTCGTCATCTATTCAGGAGACGCCGGCTTTACCGACTTGAACGGGACGAACATTTACAACATGCCCGGCCTGGTCCGAGGCAACACCATCACCGGCTCCTTCGGCGACAACGGAGCGATCAACCTGCGGATCAACACCCCCACCAGCGACTACGTGCAAGCCGGCTTCATCGTAACCAACATGACCAGCTCCGTCGTGATCGAGCAGAACGACATCCGCGGGACCGGACACGGCATCGAGATCAACAGCGCCCCAGGCACCATCGTCCGCAACAATTACGTCAAAGTAACCGGCTCCCCGCTTTGGCCCGGAGGCAATTGCACCGGCCTGGTCTTCGATGGAGGATATTACGAGAGCACCACCGCCGGCCTCGGAGCCACCATCCCCGCCAGCGAAACATATCTGCGCCCGCCGATCATGAAGAATATGATCTTTCGCAACCTGACCCTGGTCAGCTCCGCCGGAGACGAATACGCCATGCGGAACGTCGAACCCATTTTTTATGAAAATCTGACCGTGGACAACGTCACCTTTGATTTCCGCGGAGCCGCCGGATCAGGCGACCCGCCCAAGGTCCTCCAGTTTTCCGCGAGCAAAGGTTTTATCAAGGTGGTCGATTCGACCTTCATCATCACTAATTCGATGAGCAAGCGCCCCATCGCCTTCATTAGCGGAACCGCCGCCGTGGACTTCAGCCGGAACATCACCATCGCGCCGGACGGAGTTTATCCCCGCGGAGCATCCCTCGCCGGCCGGAAGGTCCGCATCGAGGACAACAACGTCGGAGGATTCGAGATCACCGGGACCACCCTGCTGCAGATGAGTGGCAACCAAATCGAAAGCTACCCGGACTCGCAAAGCCCCCTGGTCGTTTCGACCACCGGCCGCGCCATGATCGTGAATAATTACATCACGAACAATTCGACCACCGCGACGATTTGCGCCGATATCGGAGTCACAAACGGAACCTTCAGCGATAACATCGTCATGGGGAATTCGAGCAGCGACATGGTCCGATCCACGCTCGGCCGCCTCCTGACTTTCAACAACGTCATCCTCAACGCCGGCGCCGGATTCAACTATCCGACCGCCCACTTGACCGGGACCGTGGACGACACCGCCGGCGACCGCGCCCTGCACGTCGACATGGGAGCGCAGACCGGCTACACCTTTACCTTGCACCGCGACGGGAGCCCTGGCTGGTTCGGCATTCACCAGGACAACTACTTCGGCGCATCGAGCGACCGCGATGCCCAATATCACGTCTGGCCCCTGGAAGCCGCCTACCACGCCGGCCATGCCTTTTTTGTTCACACCGCCGGCGACCCCACCAACACCCTCACTTACGGCTTTGGGATGAACGGCTCGAAGCAATTCCTCGTGAACGGCTCAATCGAAACGCTAGTCGCCGGCCAAGGCGTGAGGATCAAGGAAGGATCCAACGCGAGGATGGGCCAGAGCACGCTCGTTACAGGCACAGTGACCATCGCGAACACCTCGATCACCGCGAGCACGCGCATCTTTGTTTTCCCCGCTGCAGCGGGAACCCTAAACGGCCGCATCCGAGTCGCCTCCCGCGTGAACAGCACCAGCTTTACCGTCACATCATCGGACGCCGGAGACACCGCCGCCTTCGACTGGCTCCTAGTCGAGCCAACTCCGTAAATTTCAGCGTTTCAGCCTTTCAGCGTTTCAGCTTTTGGTTTGTCGGGGGAGCACGCCCGCCTCGGGCGTAGTTTCCGGCGCCCTCGCCGGAAACACCTTTTGTGGCGCATTGACTTTCCTTGGGTAGCCGATGCCCAAGACCCTCACCTTTCTTTTCGCCGCCTTTCTCATTTGCGCCACCCAGGCCGCGACCTATCGAACCCCGCGCCCGTCGACCTCCGGCTTCGGCAACATCCTTTCATCGAGCGTCCAGATCGACGTCACCGACAATTACATCGTCGGCTTTCCCACCAACGCGCTTTTATCCGCGATCACCTCGGTCGACGGCAGCACCAGCGGAACGAGCACCGAGTGGAGCTACATCGACTCGCCAGGCGTCGTCACCTTCACCCCGAGCACCGGGACGAACGTCACCGCCGCCTTCAGCGCCGTGGGCAGCTACACCATCCAAGTCACCGGCCGGAAAGGAACCTATTACAGCACGAACACCTTCAAAGTCTTCGTGATCGAGCCCGCGATCCAACCGCCGCCGATTGATCCCCCGCCGCCGCCCCCCATGAACATCGCCCCCGTCGTGGTGATCACCGCGCCCACGAACGGCGCCACCTTCACCGCGCCTATTTCACTGACAATGGAAGCCACCGCAGACGATAACGGAGGACAAGTCACATCGGTCCTTTTCCGGGACAACGGGCAGGACGTCCTCACAGTATCCAATGCCCCTTACGCCGCGGAGCTTCCACTGATGACACCTGGATCGCACGTCCTGGACGCGATCGCAACCGACAACGCCGGCGCCACGACCATGGTCTCGGTCGCCATTTCCGTCCTTCGCCTGCCCAACGTCCCGCCCACAATCGTCATCACCAGCCCGACCAATACGCAGCAATTCGCCGCCGCCGCGAGCGTGAGCATCGCCGCCACCGCCAGCGATACCGAGGGAACCGTCGTCAGCGTTAGTTTCTTCCACGATGAAACTTTAATAGGGACTGACACCAACGCCCCCTTTGCCCTGACCTGGACGCCAGGCGCCGCCGGCCTTTACCAGATCACCGCCCAGGCCACGGACGACGAGGGACTGGTCGGAGCCAGCGGAGCTGTGACAATCGATGTCCTACCCCTGCCCGTCGTTCCGAATGTCTTGCCCGTCGTCGCCATCACGAGCCCGACCAACACGCAGACCTTCATCGCGCCGGCCACCCTGGCCATCACCGCCAGCGCCTTTGATCCGGACGGCACAATCGCCAGCGTCCGCTTCTACAACGCCGAAACGCTGATCAGCACCGACACCACCTCGCCCTACACCGCACAGATCGCCTCCGCCGCCGCCGGCAATTACCCGATTCATGCCGTCGCGCTCGACAATTCAGGCGAAATCTCCACCTCAATCGCAATCAACGCCTTGGTCGTTCCCAACAGCGTCCCCACCGTGACGCTAACCGCCCCGACCAACGGCCTCTCCTTCCTAACGCCCGTCACCATCCCGCTCGCCGCCACCGCCACCGACAGCGACGGAACCATCGTCAGCGTCAAATTCTACAACGGCGGAACTTTACTGGCCACCGACACCAGCTCGCCCTTTACCCATTCGATCCCCTCAGCGGCCGCCGGCAACTACAGCTTCACCGCCGTCGCCACGGACGACCGCGGAGACACCAACAGCAGCGGAGCAGTCACGATCAACGTCAGCGCCCCAGCCGTGAACATTCTCCCCGTGGTAGCGATCACGAGCCCAGCCGACGCCACCGTCTACATCGCGCCGGCCACGATCAACATCACCGCCACCGCCACCGACGCCGACGGCACAATCGCCAACGTCAAATTCTACAACGGGAGCACCCTCCTGGGGACCGACACCAGCTCGCCCTTCACCGGGAGCGCCGCGGCCGTCCCCGCCGGGACCTACGCCATCCGAGCCGAGGCCACGGACAACAGCGGAGCCATCGTCAGCAGCGCCACGATCAACGCCATCGTAAACAACAACGCCGTCCCCGTGGTCACCGTGACCTTGCCCACGAACAACACGCCCTTCATCGCGCCCGCGACCTTCGCCCTGGCCGCCACCGCCACCGACGCCGACGGGACCATCGTCAGCGTCCGCTTTTACCACGAGGCCACCCAGCTCGGAGCAACAGAATTGAGCGCCCCCTATGACGGCTTTGCCGTGAGCGTCCCCGTCGGGACCTACACCATCCGCGCCGAAGCCACGGACAACCTCGGCGGAGTCGGAGTTTCCGCCACGATCAACGCCATCGTCACCGCGGCCAACCAATTCCCCGCCGTCGCCTTCACCACACCCACCAACGGCGCCACCTTCACCGCCCCCGTCACCTTTAACCTGGTCGCCAGCGCCACAGATCCGGACGGCACCATCGCCAGCGTCTTGTTTATCGATAACGGCTCGACGCTCTCCACCGACACCAGCTCGCCCTATTCGGTCAGCATCACCCCCAGCGTCGGGACCCACCTGGCCACCGCCAAAGCCACAGACAACCTCGGCTCAAACACCACCACCAGCGTCAGTTACACCGTCCTCCCCGTTCCCAACGTCGCCCCGGCCGTTACCCTGACCGCGCCGGCTGCCGGAACCAGTTTTAACGCAGGCGAGGACATCGTCCTGGCCGCAACCGCCACGGACAGCGACGGCACGATCACCAAGGTTGAATTCTTCGAGGGAGGAAACCTAATCAACACCGACCCACTAACCCCTTTTGGCGTCCTTTGGTTCGACGTTCCACGTGGAAACTACAGCCTGACCGCCGTCGCGACAGACAACTCCGGCGCCACCCGAGCCTCCGCCACCGTTTTAATTTCCGTGGTCGACGCGGCCGTCCCGCTTTTGGTCAACGCAGGATCCGACTTCACCGTCACCTTGCCCGCGACCGGAAGCCTAAGCACCGCCACCGCCACGGGAAATGCCATCTCGCAAGTTACCTGGAGCAAAGTCACCGGAGCCGGAACGGTCAGCTTTGCCAACGCCAACCACACGAACACGACCGCAACATTTTCCGTCTCCGGCTCCTATGTTTTGCAGCTTCGAGCCACCACCGCCCAGGCGACCAACACCGACACCGTGGTCGTCACCGTTCTGCCCGCGAGCCAGCCGACCTTCCCGACCAACAGCCTGCCCATCGAGATCGCCGGCCACCAGGGAATAACCGAAGTTGTCACCGTCGGACTAACGGACATCGCGCCGGGAGATTCCTACAAATTCTCGATGACCTACCACCACACCCTGCACAGCACAAACGGGTTTAAGGTGCAATTCAACAACGGCCCGACGATCAACGTAAACGACGTCACCTTTCCCCCAGCCCAACGCGAGGCCGCGTTTGGAGGACATTTCGGAGGGAGCTCGGTGATTAGATGCACCAACTCCGGGATATCGGGAAGCATACTCCTCAACAACGCCCTCAACACCGTTCGCTTCATCTTCAGCGACACCAACAGCTCGCCAGCGGCCATCCGAGTGCTCGCGTTTAATTTCCAGCACGCCGGCACGAACCTGATTCCGACCACGAAATTCTCGACTGAAGACCCAGCCAACTGGGCGCCCATTTACACGAACGCCACGCTCATCGCGACAGGCCGCGGGATCTGGTATGGAACCAACCTGACCGGCTTTCAATCGGACGGGACCTTTGCGTCCATCCGCGCGAAATGCACCGATTGTCACGCTCAGGACGGGAGGGATCTCAAGTATTACAACTACAGCAACAAATCGATTGTCGAACGCAGCAAATTCCACGGGCTGACACAGCTTCAAGGGGAATACGTCGCCTCCTACATTCGTTCGTTGAACGTGCCGAGCCCAGGCCGACCCTGGAATCCCCCTTACCAGCCGGGACCCGGCCTGGACACCAACGTCCTCTCCGCATGGGCAGCAGGCGCCGGGATCGGTGCAGTGCTGGACAACGATCAGCTCACCATCTCGGACATTTTCGGGACCGTGGTGACGAATACGGTCATCACCCTAACCAACAACGCGAACCCACGCCAAGTGCGGATCGCCATGCAGCTCCCCGACTGGAACCACTGGCTCCCCAGCATTCACCCCCTGGACGCTTTCGGCCCGGCCGCCTTCATCAATTCGGGATCCAAGCTTCTCACGCAATACGGAGGAGGCACAAACGGCGCCGCCGTCGGAACGCAATATTTACGCAACACATTGGTCCGAGGCAGCGCCGCAAGCTTGGCTAATTCGAAGGATATCCTCGGTCCGTGGATCCTGGAACAGACGTCCGAGTCGTCCCCGTACCAGCTCTCGATTTCTCCCAAGGCCAGCAGGGACCCTATCGGACCGGGACGCAAAGCCTACGCCGCCGCCCTCTGGCAAGTCACGAAGATGTGGGAGCTGCACAACGAATTCGAGCTCCAGAATTTAGCCGGCGCCAACATCGTCCGCCCCAATTACGCCGCCATCTACGATGCCGAATACACCGCTTCGAAGACCACCTACGACAACCTCGCCGCCAGCAGCAACGAGCTAGACCTCTACAGCACCATCCACCAGATGATGGCCACCACCTCGATGTGGGAGGCCACGAGCAACCTCCTTTATCTGAACCGCGCTTTGACGTGGGCAGAGACGATCATTTCCAAGGCCACCATCACCGACAGCAACGGCAAACTGAACTGGCCAGGCGCCTGGGCATCCCCCTACAGCGCCACGCCCATCGCCACCGAGCTCTCGACCTATCAAGGCACCGCCGAGCTAACCCGGCTGGCTCGCGTCATCCTGACCACGCCTAGCCTTTCAGCATTCAACACCCGAGCCACCGCGATTTACAACCACATCAAAACCCACGTCGTAAACAACATCCTCATCACCCGGAACGGCCAGGCGTTTATGGATACGCTCTTGAGCCGGACAAACAACGGCATGAGCGACAAGCCAGCCCTGATGCTGCGCAACATTCTCAACCTTTCCCAATGCAGCACCGCCCTGGGGAACAGCGACAACGTCACCTATGCCTGGCCCGCCCTGGTCGCCCATTACGCCAGCGGAATGAAAGACCACTTCGGCACGCTCGCCCGCTTCGTGCCCCACGCCGGCGGACTGCTCTGGGATAAAGGCTTTGGACTTGAAAGCCCTTACACCAGCATCGACACCGAGCACGCCAATCGCGTCCCCGTAGCCCTGATCGAGCTTTACCGCGCCGGAGTGACCTTTGACAAAAGTTACCTCGATGGCATCACCAGCCTGCTCAACTCCCAAATTTGGGACAAATCCCTCACCCTCCCGACCAGCCCCCGCTTTGTAAACTTCGCTGATGGCCAAAACACCGCCTTCAGATCATATGGCCCCTACCTGAACGGCGTCGTCGCCTACGGCTGGAACTGGCTCGCCGAGTGGAGCCCCACCACCTTCGCCGCGATGGACAAGCTGCTCACCAAGGTCAACACCACCACCGGAGACCGGAACGACAACGCATTTTACAGGATCGGACTTTCAGCCGAGCTGGCCCGCTGCGCCACCCGCCTGCCCAACGGCGCCGGCATCTTCAGCTTAGCGGCCGAGCCGCGCACCCAGTACACCAAGCGAGTTTATTTTGATGCCAGCCCGAACATCCTCGGCCTCGGCCTGACCACCCACGGAATCAACAACGGCAGCCTTCAAACGCACCGCTATTTCAGCCAAGCCTGGTATCAAGTCCAATTACTGATCGACGCCGGCAACCGTTCCCCGGATATTTTCTATTCGACGTCACAAGCCCCCGTGGACTGGCCTTACGTCGAAGGCATCCTCAAAGACCTCCAGAATCTCACCCCCACAAACTTCGCCCTCGGAGGACTATTTACCCTCTGGAAGGTCAAAGAGATCCAGGCCAACGCCTACACCTACGGCCCCGATCGCTGGAACAACGGAGGATGGAACCCGCACACCACGACCAACCCCGACAGCTTTGTTGATTCAGACTTCAATCCATTTTGGAGCAACACCCCCAACGCCACCCGCAAGTTGATCACCGAAGCCTGCATGCGGAACTGGCTTTATGAAACCGAGCGATGGCCCGTCGCCCTCTATTACGCCGGCACCTCCCCGCTCACGACCGCCGCCTACATCCCCGTGGACAACCGCGACGGAGGCCACTTCGGAGACAGCATCGTCTCCATGTTCACCCCGCGGAACGGAAAATTTTACATCAACAATCTAGGCAGCGGCACCGGCCTCGCCGTCGACCGCAATCTGCAAATTGCCATCCTGAACCGTTGCAAACTAATCTGGCCCGCCAAAAACTGGACCAGCCTCTACCCGCCGTAAGGTAGGGCGAGGCTGTCCCAGCCCGCCGCCGCGAACCCAACGCCCCCGAGTTGACTGCGGCCTCTTTGGTTAATGACCCCGACCGACAAACCGATAGAACCGCCAACTCAACGCGATGCGAGATTGACCTTACACAACCGCAGCCAGCGCCGGATCAATTTACTTTGGGAATCGACCCAGGCCGGCATCGCCATCGCCGTGGTCCTTGCTAACATCGCCGTCGTGTTTGTCGCCACGACCAACGCCAACGGCGCCGCCAAGGAAGCCATGATGGCCAACGCCTTTTTCTTGATTGTCGGCTTTTACTTCGGCCGCACGAACCACACGAAGACCGGCGGAATCGGTCGAGGGATTCACCATATAGACGAGCATCAGCAGGAAGCATGACCGACGCGACGCCCCTTTCAGCCATCCTAATTCTCGCCCTTGCCCTTTGGGTATTAGGCTGCGCCAGCCCGACGCCCAACACCACGCCCGCCGGAGGATGGGCCGACGTCCCCCCGATCAAGGACGAGGATCAAATCTTCACCGTCACCGACGCCGCGATCGTCCAAGCCCTCGACGTTTTCCCCGCCTTCGATGACTGGGAACGGCAGAACGCCGCCGCCCTGGCCGCCCGCTCTTCGCAATACCACGACCTCGCCCAGAAGATCCGCATCAACGGCGACGCCTGGATCGAAGAACTGGCCCTTTCCGTCGCCACCTACCAGGAAGCCGGAGACGAAGAAAGCGTCCAGGCCGTCCTCGCCGCCCTAGACGTCCTCCGCCTCGCCATCCGCCAAGCGCAACTCTTGATGAAGTAAGGGGGAGCACGCCCGCCTCGGGCGTAGTTTCCGGCGCCTCGCCGGAAACATTTCCAGCGCGGCCGCCTTTCATCCGTCGTTGACTGACCTCGGTCCCACATGGACCGAAAACAAACCATTTTGGACAAGGACGGCACCCCAATCGCCGAAGTAATCACGAGCTACCCCGTCCCCGACCCCGCGACCGCAAAGATCAAACGCGAAGTCAGAGCCTGGCTTTGGCCGCTGAGGATGCTCATCCAGAGCGCCCGAAACGAACTCGTGGACACCCAAGGCGGATCCAACCTGGACATCGCCCAACAAGTGATCACGCAGATCGAGGTCCTGACCACCCCCCCGAGCCAATGAGCACAACCACAGGCAACATCTTTAAAAGCCGCACCCGCACCACGAGCAGCACCCCGAGCATCGCGCCGGAGCCCGACCAGGACCGAGTCGACAAGATCCTCTTTGCCATCTTGAGCAACCCCTCCAACCCAATCGCCGACACCTACGCCGCCAACAACTGGGCGCCCCTAGCCCTAATGCTCGCCGAAAAGAGCTGCGTCCCCATCCGCTAAATTTCAGCGTTTCAGCCTTTCAGCGTTTCAGCTTTTTTGTTTTATGGCCAACCGCGTATCCGCAATGAACTCGCGCGGTCTCCGTTCCCTACGCAAGGACCTCGGCAGCCAAAAGTTTGTTTACGCCGGCGCCGAGTACTTCTGCGTTCCGAACACCTTGAGCCGCGGATCTACCCTGACCAGCGGAGGATTCGAAGGCATCGTTGATTTCTCCCTTTTCGTCCTTCAATCAGATTTCCCCGCGGCCCTGACCGCCGACATGACCACCGTCAGCGCCGACGATACCGGATACACCGCCGACAATGATTATCCCGCCCCGCCCAGCGCCGGGAGCAAAGTCACCTTTCCCGCCCCGCCCCTACCTGGCCGCGAATATCGCGTCTTCAAACGGAGCAACCCCGGAGCAGACGCCGCTTACGAATTCGTCCTGGCCTCGCCCAACCGCTGAATCATGTTCACGATTGATCAAGCCGGCTTTTCCCGCCAGGCCCGTCAACTCATGCAGATCACCGGGAAATCCGGCGGAGAACTGATCCGCCAGCAGGCCAAGCTATTCGTGAAAGACGTCCTCCACCTGACCCCGCCCCGAGGCAAAACCCAGCCCATCTCCGAAAGCTACGCCGCCCAAAAGCGAGTCGGTGACAACGCCGTCCGCCGGGACATTCGGAAAGTCTTCGTGAGCTTCGAGCACCTGGGAATGGTGAAGAACCCGACCAACAAGAAGCTAGGAGCCCGCCTCCGCCAATTGAGCCGCGCGGGCAACGTCGCAGGCATTCAGGCCATCCTGCGAAACATGGGGATCGCCGACCCCAAAGTCCTAGCGGCCGCCCAGCCATCCGTCCACAAAGCCGCGAGGAACGCCCGCGGCCGAGTAGGAAAAGGCCACGGCCAATTCGTTTTGAGCGAATCCAGCATCAAGAGCTACATCAAGCAGACCCAGACCCACGTCGGCAAATGGAAGTCCGGCTGGATGAGCTGCGCCATGCACCTGGGGATCAAAGTCCCCGACTGGATCAGCCGGCACAGCATCCCCGGAATCTTCATTGACCACACGAACAACCGGACCTTTCCCAGCATCACGCTCGGCAACACCGCCGCCAAGCACCAGAGCAGCGCCGATCTTCAGATCATCGAGACCGCCCTGGGAATCCGGACCCGGAACATGCGAGCCCTAGCCGAGCGCATCATTTCGAGTGGCTGGAAAAAAGGAAAATTTCTAAGGTAGGGCGAAGGTAGGTAGGGCGAGGCTGTCCCAGCCCGCCGCCGCGAACCCAACGCTCCCGCCCCTTCATTGACTCGCCCCGTTTCCACGTGGCCACCCAAAACGACATCCTCGATCAAATTGACGATGCCTTCGTGGCCTACCTGAAGGCCCGCCCCCTTTCCGACATCCCGCCGTTGAACGTTTTCCCAGGCCATTACAAGGAGGGAGACGACATGATCACACCACATGTTGTGGTCGAGGCCACCGACGCCGCCGAGAACGGAGCCTGCAACAGCGGCAACTGGACCGCCCAAGTATCGATCACCGTCGCCAGCCAGGCCGACGACACCCCGCGATCGCAGCACGTCGCCCGCTGCAACGCCGTCTTTGCCTTGATAAGCGCCAGCGACGCCGAGACCCTGATCAGCGCCTCCCTGGACGTTTTCACCCTTTTCATCATCCGCGAGCCCCGCCAGAGCAAGCAGCGCGTCGGACGCCAATGGCAAAACACTTTGACCGTCGAAATCGAATGCTGCGGCGGAGACGTTTCTTAGAGCCCTCCCCTTTCAGCGTTTCAGCGTTTCAGCGTTTCAGCGTTTGGTTTGTCGGGGGAGCACGCCCGCCTCGGGCGTAGTTTCCGGCGCCCTCGCCGGAAACACTTCGCAGCCCCCGATTGACTTCGCGTTCGCCCCTATATGGCCAACCAGATCAACAAAGGGCACGTCTTCGGACTTTCCAGCGTCGCAATTCTTCTTTTGCAGTCAGACGGAACCAGCACGCTCTCCGGCTACGTTCAACCCAACTTGCAATCCCTACGCCTGGTGGACAACGGCGACGTTGACGTCATCAAAGACCAGGCCGGAGAAATAGGCTCCTACATTTTCAGCGGCCAATATCTCGAGTGCTCGATCAATTTTATCCCCGAGGGAACCACCCTCGCCAACGCCAAGAAATCCGCCACCGGCCCCGTCCTCGGTTCAGGCATGAAAATCAGCGGAATGCCCGTAATCGCAATGGGCGCCTTTACCGACGCCTGGAACACCGACAGCGGCAACACCCAGCCCTGGGTCCATTTCCCCAGCTCGAACCTCGACCACGGCAACGACCAAAAAGCAATGGGCAGCTACACCTTCCGCCGCGCCATCGGCGTCACGTCCGCCGCCAGCATCACCGTCTAAGGCAAACCCTATGGACGCCGCCTTTTTGCGGTCGGCATCCCCCAAGCCGCACACCTGCCTCCGGCTCCGCTTGGAACCGTTGACCCTGGGTCACCTTTTCCTTTTGCGCGAATGCGAGATTGACCTGGACGCACCCACGACCAGCGACCTGATCGTCGGCGTCTTCATTTGCGCCACCAGCCACGAGCAAGCCCGCCGGAACCTGAACTCCCGCTGGGCGAAATGGTTTATGACCGGCCTCGGCTTCTTCTGCCGCAAGTTAAAACCCCACGAGGAAGCCGAGAAATTCCGAGCCTACATCGACCACGGGACCCGCTGCCCGAAAATGCACACCTACCGCAACGGACCCGCCCGCCGGCTCGGAGCCCCCGAGGAATGGCGCCTCCTGGTGATGCTCGAAGTTGATTTCCACAAATCCAAGACCGAGGCCCTCGACCTGACCATGCGCGAGGCCCTCTGCCGCTGGGCGACGGAATCCGACCGCCAGGGAAAAGCAACGATCATGAACGACGACGAGCGAGGATTCTGGGAATTCGCGCAGGCACGCGACCGCGAGCAGCAGGAGAAAAACTAAGATGGGTCTCCTTTCTTTAATCGCCAAACTTGGCCTGGATATTTCCGGCTTTAACACCGGCCTCAAACAGGCCGAAGCCAGCGCCGGAGGATTCGGAAAACGCGTCGGCGCCTCCCTCAAGAGCCAGCTCGGCGGAGCCTTCTCCGTCGGCGCCGCAGTTTCCATCGCCAGAACCATCGCCGAGACAGCCAGCCGAGCGCAGGACCTCGCCGAACAATTCGACATTTCCACCGACGCCGTCCAGCGCATCGACTTTGCCCTCAAGCAGGGAGGATTGACCTTCGAAGACTTCGGCAAGGCAATGGACAAATTCGGCGCCATGCGAAAGCGAGCCGCCGACGGAGACGAGGAAGCCGCCGCCACGTTGAAGCAATTCGGGATCACCCTCGACGAAGTAAAAAACCCACTACAAGACAACCTAGAGCTGATCGAGAAGATGGTGGTCGCGCTTAAGGGGATCAAGATCACCCCAGCCCAGCGAGCCGAGCTCAAAGAAATGTTTGGTGCGCGAGGATTGAGAATGATCGCCGCCCTGCAGGGAGCCGGAGCCAACGCGCCCTTTCAAGCTGCACCGGAGGACATCAAACGAGTCGAAGGCGCAGACGATGCCATTTCGGCCGCCTGGCAAGCCGCCAAGAACGCCGCCGTCCGCGTGACAGCCAACCTGCTCAAAAACCCCTGGGCTCTCCTGACCCACGGCGGAATCGTTTCAGCCGTCGGCAGCTTGTGGAACAAGACCGACAGCGGAGGAGACACTTACTCAGAGGCCGACCTGGCCGCGATGCAGGGGAAGCCCCCGTCCGACGGATTGAACATCCTGGATGCCGGCGCAGGGTTTAATGATCTTTTTCGGAAGCCAAAAAAGCCCGAAACCTACCGAAACACCCAAACCGACGCCCTGGCCAACGTCGGAGGATTCGTCGGCGGAGCCGGAGGAGGAGGAGGAGGAGCAACGGACCTCCTCAAGCAAAGCCTTCGAGTGCAAACCGCCTCCCGAGATCACTTGCGCGACCTGAACCAAAACAAAGCAACCTTTGGCGTATGAGCACCATCATCGGCCCTCTTCACCACGAGCAGCCTTTCAGCATTTCATTTGATCGACTTAGCGGCACGACCCAAGTCCGCCGCTGGGCAGGCGCCCACCACGCCGTCCTGGCCGAGGCCGCCATCCAAAGCAATTGGGCGGACAACCTGCAATTCGATTCCACCGGCGCATCCGCCTCGCTCGCCGCCCGCTTCGGAGGAGCCCAGGACGGAAGCACCGAGATCCTCACAACCCAATTCGAGATGCGCGGCGAGGAGATCACGCAGAGCATCTGGAAACATCCTGGCCTTTCCGGGATTTCCCGAGCGACGCAGAAAAAAGTCCGGGACATGGTCGAGTCGACGGACGACTACGCCACCTGCTCCGCCGCGATCACCACGACCGCCAGCACCAACAGCGACAGCGTTTTTGCCGCCCTCTCCGCCTTCGACTTGCTCATGGAAGGCACCGACAGCTATTTAGTCGCCCAATCTTACGTCTTCATCCGGACGAGGACCGGCTCGCGCAATTACCAGGCCGTCCTGGAATTCACCTATGACGGTTACATTTGGAGCAGCGCCCAAGTCGCCACCTACGTCGGAGACCCCGCCCCTTTCAACGTTCCCTCGCTACCGGCCGTCGCCAATTCCGAGCGCCTTCTCCTGGCCTACGGCTGGCGTAAGCGCCCGACCGACGTCATCCGCATTTCCAACGGAAACCAGCAGATCACCGAGAGCTGGCAATCCGCCCGCTGGACCACGCTGCTATATTCCGGCTTCTAATGACCGAGCTCCCACAGAAAGCGACCGGAACCGCCGCGATCGTCCGCGCCTTTAACCAGTTGAGGCAATGCGTCCTGGAGCGCACAATTCTCCGCGATGAAAACTGGCATGCGGATTACCAGACCAACGGCTTTCGGCTGATCCCCCGCTTTGGCCGCAGCAAAACCAGCCAGGGAACCAAGCAATTCGTCCTCAAGTATGTGCGTAACGATTATCTGCTCTGCCTGCCCTATTCGTCCCCAGCCAGCGCCGAAGACATTGTTTCGGGCTTTGTAGCCGAAGACAGCTCCTCTCTGATAAAGATCGCCAAGCCGCATGAGCTGCGCAATTACGACTTTGATGGATTGACCGTCGATGGCTGGTCCTACGACACCGTCGACACGAGCCCCGGCTTCCTCGCCATCCGCCGGCACGCCACCCGAGTCACCGACAGCAAAAAGGAAATCCAGCAAGTCGTCCCTCACTACATGTACAATTGGCTGATTTACGCGGATCAACCGGAGGGAGGAACGAACGCTTACGACGGAGCCGACAATTTGATCGCTTGGTCGGACACCAACCGCGCCGGCCGCATCTTCTGCAAGACCAACGTCCGGATCGACGCCGATGGTAGTTTCTAACCTTTCAGCGAAGGTAGGGCGAGCTGTCCCAGCCCGCCGCCGCGAACCCAGCGTTTCCCCATGAGTGACGGAGCGCCAACCAGCTCGCCCGCCAACGCCTGCGTCGAATCGCCCGCCCACGCCCGCAACGCCGCCGACGACGAAATCGGGAGCGTCTTCATTTTCGCGAGACATTATTTCTACGGCTACCTGGAACTGGGCGCAGCAGGAGGAGACCGCTACCTCACCCGGACCCAAGTCGAGACCTGGGTCACCGCCAACCCCTTCGCCTTCACCGGACCCCCGACGCCAGGCGGAGAGACCAAGACCTCCGTCACCCACGTCCACGCCACGACAGGCGCCACCACCACCGACCCCGTCGTCTACGACCCGGATCAAGCAACGTACGATCGCGCCGCCGAAGCACGCCCCCCGTTTGGCTCGGTCATTTACACATTGATCTCCGACGACAAGGAGAAAACCGAAGGCCACAGCGGAGACGCCACCACCCCCGTCGAACGGTCGGACGAAGTTACTTTGACCGAGGAAGTCACCCACGACGACGGAGCCGCCGCCGCCTACGCCCTCCTGCAGACGCCGGACATCGACTCCTACGACAGCAACACCTACGTCACCATTGACGACGTCGACCGGCCGGCCACGACCGAAACAGCCGACTTTACGGACTTTGACGAACCCGAAGGAATTCGCGGCCTCGCCTTTTACATAGGCGCCATCTTCCCCACGTTCACAGAATTTCTGATGCAGCGCTCCAAGACCGTCATGCCGCCGGACCTGGGCGAGAAGGAAATCATCGGAGCGACCAACACCACGCCCATCATCATCACCACCGCCCTGGATCATGGTTTCCAGGACGGAGATCGCGTGAGCATAACCGGGATCGTGGGGAACGAGGACGCCAACGGAGAATGGAACATTGACGACGTCACCGCCGATTCCTTCGAGTTGATCGACAGCGCAGGCAGCGGAGCCTACGCCAGCGGAGGCCAGGCCCTGGACCTTGAGTATCGGGTTTGCATCGTCACGGTTAAAAATCCAGCGACCGTCGACGGCGCCGCGTTTCCTGCCGAAGTAGATTCGCAAAAGTGCATCCCCTACCGAGTCCTGCAGGAGGAAGAGTCGATCTATTTAGACCCAGCCTGCCACCGCGGCCTGGACTCCTGGAAGACCATCCTTTACCGCGGCTCCAACGACTACCCCGACTCCTGCCTTAATTCCGCCACATCCGGCTCCGACCCCGACTGCTCCCTCAGTTAAACGCTAAAACGCTGAAACGCTGAAACGCTGAAATTTGGGGGAGCACGCCCGCCTCGGGCGTAGTTTTCGGCGCCTCGCCGGAAACATTCATTGACTCGCGCCCGGTCCGCAATGGGCGTCCCCTTAGAATTCGCAGCCAACATCGCCACCAAGCGTCTCAGCAAGAGCTCGGTCGTTGATTCTCATTTCACCCTCCCGCCCTTCGCGCTTGGAGACACCATCAGCTTTGCGATCACGCTCGTTAAGCCCAACCCCAGCGGAGGATCCGTCGCCCTTTCCACCATCCCAGGCGCCGGGACCTCCATCAAAGCCACCATCGGGACCGCCGGCGGAGCTGAACTCAACTCCGTTTCACTGGTCGCCAACGGAGACATCCACGAAGGCGACCTTGCGCTCAACACCGCCGGGATCCTGGCCCTGACCGCGCCCCTGACCAAGGACCTAGAGCTGGAGATCCTGAACGGCTCGGGTTACTGGAAGATGCTTTTCGTGGTCAACCTGACCAACCGCCTGGCCACCCCCGTCACCGTCCCCGCGGCCGTCGCCGACGAGGCCCTCGGGAAGTATGAAGCCCGCGCCCTTTACGCTGCGAAGGCCGGAACGGACCAGATCGTCATGATCGACCAGACCGACGGCTCCCTCCACCTATTCACCGTCGTCAGCGGCCAATTCCTTTTGACCCCCATCACATGAGAATTCAGCCTTTCAGTCTTTGGCCTTTTTTCCTTTTAGCGTTTCAGCTTTTTAGCGTTTCAGCGTTTTCCCTGGACCGGATCACCGCCACCGTGACCGTCACGAACGCGAGCGCCAACAACAACACCTTCGTCATAAACGGAGACACCCGCACCTGGAAGACCCAGCCCGTCGCGACCCCGAGCACACAAATCGGAGTGACCAACAGCATCGGCGCCGTCGCTACCAACCTATTCAACCACCTGGCCGCCTACCCGCACGCCGGCTCCCTCCTTTTGAGCCGATCCGGAACAAACGGAATCACCCTTACGACCCTTCTATCCGGGAGCATGGCCGCGAGCCTGACCGGAACCTGGGGTTATATAACCCTTTCGACACAGAGCGTCCCCGTCCTCCAGGCCGTTCGCGTCCCCTTCTCATCGATGCCGCTCCCCGCCAGCGACCGGACCAACCAAGCCAGCTACCTCGCCGCCGCGCTTTCCCTCTACAGCACAGGCAGCGTCGCATCCGGAAGCGTCTTCGGATCAAACTTCGTGGACAAAGCGAGCAACCAAACGAACATCGCAGGCGCCAAAGCCTACGACGGAACAAACTACTTTGCGCAGATTTACGGCTCCCCCATCGTGAACTCGCCGATCACCGGGACCTCGACGTTTAGCGGAGTGAGCGTTTACGCGAGCGACTACATCCAAGTCGCAGACGGAAATTTCTTTTCCTGGGTATCCCGAGGCAAGCTGAAGATGGACAGCGACGGAGTGCTGGTCCTCTACAACGACGCCCAAACCGGATTCACCAAGCTTGCCTTCGGAGGAATGAGCAGCGCCTTTCCGTGCTTCATCCGGAACAGCACCGCGCTCAACTTGAAGTTAGCCGACGGCTCCGCCGACGCACCGCTCACGGTCGGGAACCTGACCATCGGTGGAGGCACAGCCATCACGAAAGTGATGTCCGCCTCGGCCACCTTGAATTTCGGGAACACCCTCACCGCGACCAGCGGAGACCTTACGATCACCGTCACCGGCGCCGCCGACGGAGACCCGGTAACAATCGGAGTCCCCGCCGGGAGCGTCGACGCAAATTCATGTTTCACCGCCTGGGTCAGCAGCGCGAACACCGTCACCGTCCGATTCAACAACTACAGCGCCGGCTCGATCAACCCCGCCAGCGGAACCTTCCGCGCCACCGTGACGCACTTTTAGTAGTCGCAGGTAGTCGTCCTGCAACGCGTCGTTCAGCGGACGCAACAGAGCGAGCCGCTTGAGATCCTTAGCATGGGTCAAGCACCGCTGAACCTCCAACAAGTGGTCGAGCATTTTTCCAACTTCCGAGATGGTTGGAGTTTTCATATTTTGGCCTCCTTCATTTTCGCCGCCTTCGGTTTTCCCCATCGCGCCCGCGCCGCCGCCCGCGCTTGAGCCGAAGTCCGCGCCTTCGATGCCCCTTTGGTTTTCCCACCAACCGACCCGATCCGCGCATAATGCTCGCGGACAGCAGAAGAAACTTTCAAAGGACCTCCCACAGTTTGACGACGAACTTGCGCCCGCCCTTGGTTTCTATCACCGCCTCGCCTTCATCGGACCGATGCACCGCGAGCTTATTGTCGCCGAAGAAAACCCCTTGATAGATCTCCTCCTGAATTTCCGCCACCGCTTCATCTTCCGTCGTTCGTTCGATTTGCATGTTCAAACTATACGATGCGCAAGCAGCTTGAGCAAGTGGAAAGTGATCTTTTTTCAATTTATTTTTTTCAGCGTTTCAGCGTTTCAGCCTTTCAGCTTTTGCCCCCTCGGGTTGACTCCCTTTGGATCAGCATGATCCAAAAACAAGCCACGCCGATAATGAGGGAAAACATAGCCGAGCTGTCCGAGCTTCGGCGCCTCGCCAAGATTTCAGCCGACCGACAGGACGACCTGACCACCATCATCAAAGACTATGTGGAGAACCAGGAAGGCAGCATCAAACACAACGCCCAGCTTCTGGCCTTGATCAAGGAGAAGGTCCGCACCGGCATCGACAGCAAACTACTCAAGGCCAAATTCCCCGAGGCCGCCGAAGCCTGCGCCAAGACAAGTTTCTACCTGACCATCGATTGCGTTTAGCCCGATGAAAACCACCCGAAGCAAAAAATCAGGGGGAGCACGCCCGCCCTCGGGCGTAGTGGCAGGCGCCTCGCCTGGCACACTTGCCATCCGCTGCACCTACACCCGCCTCGCCAACATCGCCGACCTCAAGCCCAACCCGAGAAATCCCAACGGCCATCCCGCCGAACAGATGCGCCTTTACAAAAAGGCCGTCGTCCACCAGGGGATCCGCCGCGCGATCATCGTTTCCAACCAAAGCGGATTGATCGTCACCGGCCACGGACTTTTTCAGCTTTTGCGGGACATGGGCGAGACCAAAGCCCCCGTTGATTTCCAGGACTTCAGAACACCTGCAGACGAAACGGCCCACATGCTCGCCGATAACCGGCCTGCCGGAATTAGCCGAGCTGAACGAGGCCGACCTGAAAACCCTTTTGACCCGAGATCCAGGGAATGGACCTGGACCTGGAACTGGCCGGCTTCGATAACGCGGCCGCCCAGGGATTGCTCGAGCCCGACGCGCCTGTCGATGCCGAGCCCCAGGCCGACCGCGCCGCGGAGCTGGCCAAGAAATGGAAGACCAAGCCTGGCCAACTTTGGATTCTCGGGAGCCACCGCTTACTTTGCGGAGATTCCACCAACCCGGCCGACGTCGGCAGACTTCTCGGAAAAGAGAAGCCGCGCCTGATGATCACCGATCCGCCCTATGGGGTGAACTACGACGCCAAAGGGAGGGAGGCCGAGCTGGGCAAGAGCAAAGCCGGCCGCCGAATCGGAGCCGTTGAGAACGACGACCGCGCCGCCTGGGCAAAGACCTATTCCCTTTTCCCCGGAGACATCGCTTACGTTTGGCACAGCGGCCTCTATTCCTCGACCGTTTGCCAGGGACTCGAGTCCTGCGGATTTCAAATGCGATCGCAAATCATTTGGAAGAAAAAAACTTTCGTGATCAGCCGCGGAGATTACCACTGGAGCCACGAGCCCTGCTGGTATGCCGTTCGCAAAGGGCGCCAGGCAGATTTCCAGGGAGGCCGCAAACAGAAAACCATTTGGGCAGACATTATCGACGCCTACAAACCCAAGGGCAAAGACCTATTCGCCACCTTGATCGATGAAAAGACCGTTTACGCCTTTCCCGCCACCGCCACCACCGTCTGGGAGATTTCAGGCGACAAGAACGTCGACGGAGGCCACAGCACACAGAAGCCCGTCGAATGCATGGCCAGGCCGATGAGCAACCACGAGGGAAACGTTTACGAGCCCTTCAGCGGCAGCGGAACCACGATCATCGCCGCGGAGAACTTAGGACGCCGTTGTTTTGCCATCGAGATCAGCCCCAACTACACCGCCGTCGCCCTGCAGCGATACCAGGACGCCACCAAGAAAACGCCGATCCAGGGATAGACCACCATCGAGAGGCACCCCCGATCGTACAAACGCGCCCAGGCCAAACGTCGCGAGGAATTCACCCGCATTTCGCCGGAAGCAGGAGCAAAGACTTTTGATGGGAATCCGGACCCTCGACCAGCAAAGCCTTTTCTCGGGACCGATACTTCTCGCGCAGCAAGCCCACGAGGAAGTCCTTCTCAATGACCAGCTCCTCAAACACCGCCAGCGAAAGGCCCTCCGGCTTTTCGAGCAACTTCTTAACTTCGACAAGCCGCCATTCAGCCAACGAATCCCCTGGAGTTTTCATCTGTCACGGAAGATTGATTTCAACGGCTCCTTTTTCCGATCACCAACCGCTTTACGATACATCCAGCCCCCGAGCTTCGCGGGATTTGCCAGCTTGGCAGCCCGCATCAGCAGGACCACATAATCCGGATCGCGTTCGGTTAATTCCGTCCACCATTGTCGGAACAATGGACCCCACTGGCCGTAAGGAGAGAGCATCTCCTGCAACTGCAAAAGGACCGTTGCGACATCATGACGCGGCCGGCTCGCGATCGTGGAAAAACCTGCCGAGCCAGCTTGACGCACGTTACTCACAGGCCCCTTAGCTAAGCTCTCTTCATGTACAGAGCTATAGCTAGCTATACCAGATTTCGTGCCAACGCCAATGTGCTCCGGAATTGGGACGCCCGCATCCAAATCCATGTGCAATTGCGCCGCCGCCGCCTTCAGATCATACGGCGCAGCCTTCGTCAAATCAGCAACTTGACCGCCGGCCGTTGGCAATTCACCAACACCCGCGCCAGGCGCCACCGTTGGAGTTGGCGAATCACCAACTGCGAGTTGGCGAATCACCAACTCAGAAGTTGGCGAATCACCAACTGGACCCCCAGGAGCCCCCCAAGTTGGCGAAACACCAACTGGGAGTTGGCGAATCACCAACTCAGAAGTTGGCGAAACACCAACTGCGCCCCCCCAAGTTGGCGAAACACCAACCAGCGCCCCCGGAGTTGGCGAATCACCAACCAGCTCCAAACCACGGAGCGCATCGGCAAGGGTAGGAGGAAAGAGAGGCAATTGATCGGAGTCGGGATCCACCCGACGAAGGAAATTCAGAAGCACCGTCTGCTCCCGAGACAAACCGCCCCAAAACGGATGGAAGGCATAGACCCCCTCGCGGACGACCTCGAAGACCTTCTTTTTGATGAGGCCGCGGAGCGTCCGAGAGACATCCGATTTGTGGAACCCGGACAACTCGACAAAGAACTGCTGGGTAGGAATCGCCGCCTTGCTTCGACGAGCACCGAAGGTCAGAAGGTAGAGAATCCCGATCAGCTTTTGCTCCCGCTTCGTCCAATCCCCGAGGAGAATTTCAGGGAGAACCCCGAGGCCGAGCTGCTGATTTTGACTTGAAAACGACGCGTCCCTGCCTACTTTTTCCATTGGCTAAATATCGTGGCGCCATTCGTTCCAATCCCCATCGGGCGAGTGGCGCCTTTTTGTTTTAAACCTTCGCTTGGAGCCCTCCCGCCCCCGTCATTTCATAGTTTCGATCTGAGGAACGAGCCCCACGCCAGGCGCGAGGGATCGGAAAATGTGTTCGTAGAATTCAGGCGTCCGAGCTTTGGGATCAGGCACGAAGGGAAAGCCCAGCTCCGCGAAGAACGACTCCTCGGACGCCCCCGCAAAACACGGAGCATCCTCGGGAGCGCCGGCCGGCTGAAGACCGCGGCTGGTTCGCCACTGAAGGCCGCGACCCTTCGCCCACAAGGCCAGCCATCGATTAGCGTCGGCGGAGCCCGTCCGACAGGCCAGGACAGAGCCCCACGTTTCGAGCGTCGCGCAGTAGATTTCCAGCAGCCAATCGTCCACCCTGATCTGGTAGAAGGACCCGCTTTCAGGCGAGCTATTGTCCCGACTTTTCAGCCAATTGAACCGGGAACGATTATCCGTGAGCTTGACCAAGTGACGATGGAGCAGACTAGGAAGCGCCTCTTTCAATTCCTGCTCGAAGAATTCGAGCGAGCCCGGCTGCCGTTTATGAATGACGACCACGTCCACGTCCGAGCAGAAACCTTTTTCGCCGCCCCGCCGGACGCTGCCCGCCAGCGACGTGCGATCGCAATAAGGCTCGATACAGCTCAGGAACTTTTCCGCCCGCCGCAGCGCCTGCGCCACCGGCATTTTGACACCGGCCTCCTTCATGCAGGGAATTGATCGCCCGCGCCGGAGCCCGAGGACGCCGCGAGCTGCTCATCGATGCTCGCCGCGACCTCGCGCAGCACCGCCGGCAAAGCCTGAATCACGCGCTCGGTCCCCTGGACGCTAAAGCCCGTCCCTTTCTGGCCATTGAAGACGATCAGGACGCAGCCTTCCGCACCGGCCTTCACCCGAGCCGCCTGGCAAGGCCCGTCGTATTTACCCGGACCGTTATCAAAGGCAAAACTCATTCGGGAACCTTCTCGTCGAACACGCGCTCCCAGCCCATCGCCGAGAGCAGACGCAAATCCTGATTGTTCGCACACAGCGCCGCGCACAGATCCCGAGCGAAAGCCTCGACGTTTTCCCGAATGGCGCCTTTGAAATTGGGATGGGAGCAGGCGAGCTGTAAGGCCGACACGACCTGCCAGGCCAGGATCTTCGGGATCTCAACCTTGACCGGCTGCGGATCATCCGCCAATTCCAACAGCGCCGTCATGAATTTTGGATCTTCTTTCATGGATCGACGGAGGGAGAGGGAACGGCCGCGGCTGCAATGATCGCCATCCCGAGCGCCACAAGGAACCCGAGGACCAACGCGACCGCGGCCAAAAGAAAAATCATAACCGGCAACCTTTGTAAGGGATCCACGCCGGGAAGTTTTCGCGGAACGCTTCACCAACGGCCGAATCCGTGAGAGGAAACTTGAGCCCGACGGCCAACTCAAACCGCTTGCCATTCTTGCACCGGACCAGGAGCAAATAACCCGTCTTACGATTGACGGCCGTCCAGATCGCCAGCGGCGAGGTAGGGCGAGGCTGTCCCAGCCCGCCGAGACGCCCACCCACCGCGGCCTCCGCAGCCTTGCCATTAGCGACGAACAGACTAAGCTGCTCGCAGGTTGTAGTATTGGTGGTGTTCGGTTTGCCGGCTCCTGGTAAGGGCCGGCTTTCTTCACGTTGGACTTCAGAAGCCATGTTGCCCCCCGAGCTTGAGCCGCCGGCCTCGCCGCTTTTTCACAACGTAGGTTCGCATCGACGAGAGGATCGCCATTGAAGACCGACCAGCGAGGCCAGCGAAATTCATTTGACCACCACTAAAGGCATTTGCTCCACGTCGGCCCACTTCTTCACTTTGAGCGACCGCCAGAAGTCCTCGAAATCATCACGATGAATCCGCGTGATCCGGGAGGACACTTTGACATGATGCAGAAAACCGCCCTCGATGGCCTCACGGATTACCTTCGGAGGCACCTTGAGCACCGCGGCCGCTTCCTCGACCGTATAAAATGTGGGCGATTCAGGCATTAGGCAGCCTTAGTGCCGTCGAGGTCGTCCAACTTCAGGCCCAACTTTTTTGCCAGAATTGGCAACCCGACATGAATGGCCCGCCGTTTCACGTCGTCACCACCGAGCCCCGTCTTTTCCGATGTTTTCCGGATGATTCCCTCGTCGGCCGCAAAGACCCGAATTCGAGTCGGATCGCCCAGCGTTGTGTCTTCAGGATTTGTTTCTTTCATTTAGGGAGGCGACTGTAGACGTTTGTGGTCTAAAGTCAACAAAAAGCTTGCCGACCTATATTTATTGCACTATTTTCCCCAACCAATGAGACCGAAAAAGGAGATCCCTCAGAAAATCCGCCCGCTAAAAGGCGATACCGAAATCGCCCAAAAAATCGCGGACCATCTAGGCATAAGCTTGATCGATGTGATGAGCCAGGCCCTTCACGGAGGACTCCTCGCCGTCCAAAAAAATAACTACGACCTCCCTCTCCCGCTGGACCTCAAAGTAATCAACCCAGGAGAAGCGTCTGCGGGTAAGCGTTCGCGGAAAATGAAATCCTGCGATGAGCCGGACGCCGCCAAAAAAGCAAAGCCGTTTGAGTCCCACTCGCAGAACAGGCACACCGAGAACCGTTAGAAACTTTTCAGCGACAGCCAACCACAGACAACAGGGCGCAAAACCAACCATGAAGAAATTACTGCTGATCCTCACACTTCTCTGCAACGTCGCTTATTCAGATCCCGCTCCGATCAACTTCAAAATGGTTGACGGGACGATCTACGATATCACCGCACCGGGTAGCAGATGGATGGATCTGCACGCACGAGCTGAAGTTACTGGGATCACGCCGACGGGCAGCATCATCCGGCAATTCTCTTATCAGCCTGTGCGGAGCCGCGAAGCAAAAACCACTCGTGCCAAGGTCTACAACGTGGGGCGACCACCGGGCGCAATTATTAGAGGTTTAACAGCCAAGGTCTACGGTTCGACGATCTTCCTTTTCGGGCACAAACTTCTCATTGGACAAGAGGTCACGCGCACAAAGACAGCCGAGTGGTTAGCGATGCCGGTCGGTCAGGCAAACATCAACGGAATGATGATGGAAGTCTGGAAGACAGGCACAACGCCAACGATTGCTCAGGTCAGGGAGTGGCAGATGAAGCAGCAGGCCAAGTAAAAGTTTATGACCCTAGACATCCTGAAAAAATTGGCCGCCCGGCCGTTCGAGCCATTCGTGGTGGTGATGAGCAGCGGACAGCGTTACGAAGTGCCGACCGCCGAACACGCCGGCCTCCACCCGGACAAGAAAAGAATCGTCATCTGGTTTGACGACGGGAGTGGCGTGATCCTTTCCGGCCTGCACATCACATCCATCGAAGAACCAGGCCGACTAGCCAAAGGCTGATGCCTAAGCCGATCCTCATCCGCGCCGGGAGCGTTTGCCTGAAAGTTTACTGCGTCCCCCAACGCGGAAAAATGCGCTATGAAGTCCGGGACCACTTCGGAGGCCGCGGCAAGACCCACCGCAAGAAGTTTACCAGCAAGCCGGCCGCGCTATTCTACGCCCAGCAACGCGCCACGATGATGTGCAACGGGCAAAGCGCCAAGTGGCGCCTGAACGACACCCAAGCCTACGAAGCCGAGCGAGCCCTGGAAATTCTCAAGCCGACCGGCCGGACCATCCTCGAAGCCGCCGCCGATTACGTGGAGCGATGGAAGCTAACCAGCCAGCAGCGCCTCGCCGCCAGCCCCACCGTGAGCAAGATCCTGGAGGACTACCTGACCAACAAGAGCCGCCAGCAATTGAGCGAATACCACCTTCGCGACATCAAGAGCCGCCTGGGACGCTTCGCCAAGGATTTCAACGTGCCGATCAACCGCATCCTCCGATCGGAGCTCGAAGACTGGTTGAACGGGTTAAAGGTTGGAGCTTGCACTTGGAACAATTACCGCCAGGCCCTGGCTGGACTTTTCCAATTTGCCAAGGAGCGCAAAGAATTGCCCGCCGACTGGGCAGAACTGGATTCGCTCAAGCCCTGCCGGATCAAAGGCCGCACCATTCGCCTCTTCACGCCGGAACAGATGCGCCTTTTACTGAACGAGTGCAAAACGAGCTTCCTCCCCGTGATCGTGCTGGGCGCCTTCGCGGGATTAAGGAGCGAAGAAATCGCCCGCATCAAATGGAGCGACTTCAAATGGGAGAAAGGGCACATCTATCTCGGGAGCGAAGTCACCAAGACCAACCGCACGCGCACCGTGCCGATCCTTCCCAACCTGGCCGAATGGCTCAAGCCCTGGACGGAGCTGAACAAGCGAGTCTTCGAGCACACCACCGCGAGCGCACAGAAATGCGCCTTGGCCAAGCAGCTCGGTTTCAAATGGGGAAGGAACACCCTGCGCCACAGCTTCATTTCCTACCGGCTCGCCCTGATCAAAGACATTGCGCAAGTCGCGGTCGAAGCAGGCAACAGCCCGAGCGTGATTCACAAACATTATCTGGAGCTGACCAGCCCCGCGGAGGCCCAGGAATGGTTTGAAATTCGTCCCACAACCGTCACCCAAATTATCCTCCCTCACATCTTTGGCTAACAAACACAGGGGTTTTTGAAAAATGAACTAGGCGTACCATTCCTATGACCCCAACTTCCGGCAAATCTGCAAAACCCCCTTTAATTGCGTGCATTACGAGACTTGCAACGGTTTTGACTCGAGTCGGACCGTTCCCAAAACAGCCCGCCAGACACGTTTCAGAGCAGGAAATTCGTCCCAAATCGTCCCACGCCAACCCCCCCCCATGAACAAGGAGATACTTCCCGTCCTGGAAGAAATCAGCGCCGTCCTTAAAAAGCACGACATGACCGGCCTCGTGATCGTAGGCAACCGGAGCCACGTCGACTGGAGAATTGAAATTGAAGCGAGCTGGTCATGCGCTTGGTTGGAGAGGCAACCCGACAGCAGCCTCCTTTTACGCGTCCGGAGCAAGCGAGGGGATTACCCGACCCAGGCCGCACAGAACGAAAGCCTGGACAGGACCGTGGGAACCTTCGTCAGCTTTTCCGACGCCCTGGTCCGACTGAACGAGAACGTTGAACAGGTTTTAGTCATGCTCTCAAAGTATATGACCATCGAAGGCAAAAGCACCACGGAGGACGGAGGACGAATATGATGATCGCCAAAGCCACGAAGGAGGACGGGACCGAGATCCTGATCCTGGGCATCACCCGCAAGAATTTGGAGCGACTCGTTGAACGAAAACCGATCTGCCTTCGACGCAAGACACACGGAGAGGCCATCCCCGCCGGCTTTGAAATAGTTCTGTTTTTTGGAGAGGACGAACTGGCCATGCAGGCAGAAATGCAAACCGCAGGCGCCATCGGACCGCACACCAAGGTCAACATCGATCCACGACTGAAGGACCCATGAAGAAAGAAATTTCCGCCTACGGAGACCCCCAAGCCATCGCGGACATCATCAGCGGCAAAACACCGATGGCCTTTCAGGAAGGCGAGATCATGATTTGCGTCGTTTGCGGCCGCTTTGAATTAGCCAAGGCCGGAAAGAACAGCGAATGGAGAGCAATCGACACCAGCCGACACAGACGCCTCTACGCCTGCCCCAAAGAATTCCCACCGGACGAGGCCAAAGCCTCAGCGCAGGAATACGAAAAAGCCTATCGACGAGTTTTGAAATTTGCGACCGACGTCAGCAGATCGCGCAACTGAATTATGAGCGAGAACCAACAGGAGCCGCCGCCCAGCTTCGTCCAGCGGGAATGGATCGACCGCGATCTCCTCCCCACCGAGCGCCGGCTGCCGGCCAAGGGACAAACCGTCGACATCGAATCGCTCCCCAACGCCAAGCCCGTCCCCGAGGACCTGAAAGGAGAATGGGTCGTGGTTCACTACAAACCCAACCACCTAAACGTCCTCCTTTGCCGCGAGATCAAAGCATGATCTCCAACGAACCAGCAGAATCGGGAGGAGCGAGAAACGATGCCCTTCTCGGAGCGATCATCGACTCCACGGTCACGAACGCAGCGAGGACAGCAGCGAGACTGGCCATCGAGCTGCGATGCGGACCACCAGGAACGAAGGAGGAAAAGGAAAACCGGGAAAAGCTAGTTGAGCACGTGGTCAAGATGACGATCCGAGTCGGAGAGCAAGCCCTGGCCATAGCCATTCGCGAGGCCAGAAGAAAACAGGGAGGCAAATTTCCATCCAGCAGTTGACCAACAGTGACGATGGAAAGGGAGTGCTGACCACCTTTCTCCGTTTTCCCCCTTCACCCAATACACCGATTGACTCCCGCGCCGCGCTCATGCCCATTGAGCACAGCGGAGGAATTCCCAATTTAGCATTCGAAGGCGGAGGCCACGGAGAGCAGAGCAGCCCCGTCGGAACCGTTGAATTTGACTATGACGCCCTTGATTCAGACGAGGAACGCCTCGCGGAGGCCGTCCTCACCCAGCAGGACGTCAAACCGATCTTAGCCGCCATCGTAGAACGAGAGAGCTCGCTCGCCGCACAGGAGGCCGTCAGCGCCGTAATAATGCTCGTCCTGGATGCAGCCAACCCGAGGACACAGAGCGAGCAGATCGGATGGGCGTCGGGAATGTACACCTCCTCCGGAGTTTCGATGCCCGAACTGGCCAAGCGCCACGGACTAACCAAGCAAGCGTTTCAGCAGGCCGTTCGAAGGATCAGGGAAAACTTAGGACTGAGGCAGACCAGAGCGATGCGGAGCGCAGAGGCCAAGCAGCACATGAGCGTCAGTTACCACAAGGGGAAGAAGACACCACCAACCAAGCTATTCAAATTCAACCCCAAGCGAGGAGCAGCAGACCTGTATCGTTACTACAAACAACAGGCCGCGATCGTACCATGCAAGGACTGGAGCAAGGCCCGCAAGTCCGCCACGCTGAATGAGTTGATGCCATTAGTCCAATTCTCCCTCGATCTTCACAGGAATGCCCCACAACAGGCCGCAGGGATCAATTGATAGCAGCAGCGTCGCCGCGGGAAAGCCGCGCACAGGCCAACGTGGCGCCACCCACCCCCCATAAGGAGACTACTAAACTCCCCCGTCTGAGGGTCTTCCGACCACTTCACTAGATTTCTATGAAGGCCAAAAAAAAGGCGTTTCAGTTTCAAAATCCTGATTTGGAGGGACTGAACCTGGAACTCCCCGATTTTGACACCCTGACCGACCCGAGCACCCAAATCGACAACCGGCCCATGTCGCTAATTTTCGGAGTCAAAACGTTTGCCCTGGGTCACCGCGAGCGAGCCGCCAAGATTACAACCTTCGACGCCCGCAAGGTGAAGAAAGCCGTTGATTGCATCCGAGTCCTCCCCAGGCCGCGGGAATATTTCCACTTCGTGGTCGGGCAGGAATTCGCCGGCTTCGATTTGCTCCCCGCGATCCTAGAGCTGGAGGACGCCGTTCAGGTAGGGCCCGTAGGTGCGGAAGGCGGTGCCTCCGGAGGATTCGAGCAGCTCTACCTGACCACGCTTGGGTTTAACCGGGACAACATCGCCCAGCTCCAGATGCTGGTCGACAACGGGAAGATCACGCCGGCCAAAACAAAAATCCTTTGCGCAGACTTTTTCCGCCGCGCCGACACCGCGCTCTTTGCCGAAGGAAAAATCCAAGCCGAGGCCGCCGGCTACGGATGGCGGAGCTTTCGCAACCACACCAAATTGATCCTGGGCGAGATCAACGGCAAATATTTCGTGGTCGAGTCCTCCGCCAATTTGCGGAGCTGCCACAATATCGAGCAGTTTGTCATGACCCAATCCGAGCAGCTTTTCAATTTCCACGCGACCTGGCTCGAAACCGTTTGGCAGGAATCCAAAGACTGACCCCTGGCACAAAATGCCAGGGGATTGACTGACCCACGATCCACGTGATCGATGCCGAGGCCAAGTCCAAGATATTTCAGGCGAACATTTCCAACATCATCCGCAAGGTTAAAAGCGGGAAGCCCCTATCCAGCGCCGAACTCGAACTCCTCGAACAGACCAGCGAACAGAGCGAAGCCAAGAAGCCGGCCGAGCCGCTGGCCCGCACGATCGTAGCCACCGAGCTGTGCAAACTAACCGGCCTGACCGACCGCCGGCACCGCCAGCTTGCCCATGATGGCTATTTCCCGCCGCCCATCCGCGGCAAATACCAATTCGAGGCCACGATCCGCGGGAACTTCAAATATTACCAGGAACGGTCCGACGGCGAGATGGGGAACAAGGTGAAGTTTGAGGCCCACCGAAAATTGAAGCTGATCAACGACCGGACCAGCGGCACCTTGATGGAGACCAAGACCGTCAGCGCAGAGCTTCAGGGAATTTGCGCCGAGCAGATCAAGATCCTCCGCCAGAAATTAGAGAACGAATACCCCACGGCCGTCGCAGGCATGGACCCTGCCCAGGCCCGCATTTTCGGGAAACGTTTGGTCGACGACATCTGCGCCAAAATGCGCGACTTCGCCGACGCCTACGAGAAGAAGCTAAAAACTTCCTGAACCGCGAAGACCTTAACGATCCGACGCCCCCGCTTTACGCCGGCTGGTGGTCGGTCGGTTTCCAGTTTGTTTTCCAGAGGTCGGCTGCCGGCGCATAGGACCCCCAGTTTTAGATGTTCGAGCCGGCGCCGCCTTCGTCGTTGATGTTGCCATAAGAGCGCACCCTACCACGCCCCCACCGCGGCCGCACAGACAAATTGACTGACCGCCCCTCCCCGTGGGACTTCATGCCGACTTTTCCTCCTGCTTCGCCGCGCCTGACCGCCGGCCGATTTACGAATGGGCGAGCGAGCACGTCACCATGCCGCCCGTCCTTACCCGCAGCGGCCTATTTCGAGTCGAGGACAGCCGGCACCTCATCGCCCCCTTCGACGCATTAGGCGACGACCACGTCCGCACCGTCACCGTCGTCGCCCCCGTCCGCGGAGGCAAAACCCTTCTGGCCGACGTTTGGCTCCCCTGGACGATAGCGGTCGACCCCGGCCCTTTCATGTTCAACTGGGCGAAGAACGAGCTGGCCCTGGAACACGTCAAGACCCGGACCAACTACATGCTCGAGCACTGCCCGCCCGTCGCCGCCCTTTTCCCCGACGACCGGCACCTTAAGAACACCTCCGAAATCGTTTTCCGCAACGGCATGCCCCTTTACGTCCAGGGGAACGCCCTGACCAACCTGCAGGGGAAAGGGATCAGATACATGGTCAACGATGAAGTTTGGCTTTGGCGCCCAGGCCGGCACCGCGAAGCGATGGGACGCCTGGGAGACTTTCAAGAACTTCAGAATTCCAAGGTTCTCAACATTTCGCAGGGAGGCACCGAGGACGACGACCTCGACGAGCTCTGGAAGAAAGGGAGCAAGAGCGAATGGCAGATCCAATGCCAGGCCTGCTCCCACTACATGGACACCGGCTGGAGCCACACCCGGCCCGACGGCACCCGCTGGGGTTTAGTTTGGGACCCGCACAAGACCGAGAACGGCGACTGGGACATCGCCAAGGCCCTACCCACCGTCCGCTTCGAATGCCAAGCCTGCGGCCACCCGCACATCGACACCGGCCGCAACCGCAGCGAGTGGAACCGAACCGGCAAATATTTAGCGACCAACCCAAACGCCCTGCGGCAGCACGTCAGCTTTCATTACAGCGCCATCGTCACCCGGAGCTGGGCACTTTTGGTCGAGGACTTCCTGACCTCGATGAACGCTTTCAAGAAAGGCGTCTCCGAGCCCCTGATCCAATTCTTTCAGAAGTATCCCGCGGAGCCCAAGAGCGAGCGCAGCCTCATGGACAATTCGCGGAGCTTCGCCACCGCCAGCTATGAGATCAACTCCGAGTGGCCCGCGGAGGCCGGCCGCTTTATGACCAGCGATCGCCAGGAAGAAGATACGTTCTGGTATTTAATTTGCGCCTGGAGCAAAGCCCCCGAGATCCGCCGGCTGAAATTCGGCAAAGCCTTTTCCTTCGCCGAGCTCGAAGTGATCCGCGAGACGTTCAAAGTCGCGCCCAACCACCATTTCATCGATTCCGGATACCAGCCCAAGGGCGATAACGGAGTGTATGCGGCCGCGATCAAGTATCGCTGGATCGCGGCCAAGGGCGTCGCCAGCGAAGGAGGAGACCCCATCGTCTTCTGGCACACCCGCAACGGCCGCAAGATATCCAAGAGCTACGCCCCTTTGACCTACGGCGACCCGGAATCCGGCGGAGCGAGCCGCGGCCGCCAGGCCAAGCTGATCCGCTTTTCCCGCCCGACGATGGGAGACCGCCTGCAGAACATCATCGACCTCGGGAAATTTATTTCCCCAGCCGGCCACGATGACGAGCCCATCGAAAAGGAATTCAGGCGCCAGATGGCCAGCGAATACAAACGGCGAAAAGTGAACCCGTTCACCCACGTCGTGAAGCTAGTATGGGTCTGCCCCAGCGGAAACAACCACGCCCGCGATTGTGCGGCCATGCAAATCCTTTGCGCCACCTTGAGCGATATCCTCCCCGATGCCCTGGAAGAAGCGACGACCGCCGCCGCGGCAGCGGCCAAGCCCGAACCAGAACCAGCCCTGGCCGCTTAGAGCTCTTTCCCGATATAGATCCGATCCCGAAGATCCAACTCCGCCGGCGCCTGCCAACGGTTTGTCCCCCAGTTTGTCCCGCCGTGCCAACCGGCGCCCGTCGGGACCCCGTTACTCATGATCAGCTTGCCCCCGAGTTTCATATTCCCCTCCCCGTCAAATTCGATGACCGGCACACCCGGCTGCAGCGTTACAATGTTGCCCCCGCCAGCTTTGACCATAGCCTCCCACGAGATTCCCGCCATTGTTTGTCCTTCCGCGCCGACTCCGCCGCATCGATCCGCCGCTGTTTAGCCGCCCGCCATTTCCGGACCAGGACATCCGAGGAAAAGATCATCCCGAGCAGCCAGGCGAAAAGGATCGCCATGTACAGGGGGAAATTTTTAGAGCGCATTCGTTGACTGAACCACCGCGGAGGATGCCGATCAACTATCATTTCGGGACCTCCCTGGAAACCCTCGAAGCCTCCCTGGCCGAGCGCCAGGAGGACCTACGCGAAGGAAGCCTCCTCATCGCCAGCGGAGCCGGAGACGTGAACACCCAGCGCCAGATCAACGACAGCATCAAGGGGATCATCGAAGAACTCTTGCGAGCCCTGCACCGCCTGGACCCCGTCAAATACCCCGCCGACCAGATCACCCGCGAGGAACGAACCGGAGTAAACTTTTCCTAAAAACCCTATGCCCACCGACCCCACCTGGCGCAACCGAATGAACGAGATCACCTACAGCGCGAAATGGCGCAAAGCTTACGTTCCCAAATCCCGCCCGCCAGGAACCCTTTTCAAATTCGACAAGGACGACGTGCAAACCTACCAAGTCCAAGCCACAGGATCTCTCCTGCGAGTCCAGTAAAAGGACCAAGTCCCTTTTTCCCGCCTCATTTGAGGAAGAGAAAAGGGACATGCCCCCCGCGGATTGACTGGCCCGGCATGGGCAATGCCGCAAGCCGCCTACAAATTCACCGACCGCCGCTCCTCCTCCGGCTACATTTCGCAGAGCAACAGCCTCATCCGCTCCGCCACGCAGACCACCGAGCGCAAGAACATCCCGATGCTGGACCGGGACTTCCACCGGAACGTCAGCAACCTCGGCCGGCGAACCTTGATGAGTATTTCGCGTTACCTCTTCTGGAATTTCCCCGCGATCCAAGGCGCCTGCCTTGAGCAAGCCAACTTAGCCGTCTCGAGTTTCATCCCCCAATATTACGGCCGGGACAAAGCCGGCTTCGGCAACGAAGCCGAAAACTGGCTCTTCGAGTGGCACAAGAACATGGACCTCGAAGGCGCCCCCTACGATTACGACAACCTGATCCAGCACTTGATCATCGCCGACTTAGTCGACGGCGACATCGGCCTCTACTTGACCGAAAGCCCCGAGGAAGCCGGCAAACCCCTTGTCCAAGTGATCCCTGGCCATTTGATCGGGAGCCGCAACCACCAGAACGTGGTCATCGGCGGAGAACACGACGGAGCGACCATCATCGATGGCATCATCGTGGACAGCTACACCCGCCCCATCGCCGCCCGCATTTACCGCGATGACAACTTTGCGTCCCACGAATTCACAGACGTCAGCTTCCGCAACCTGATCTTGAACTTCTGGCCCCTGGTCCGAGGCCAGAAACGCGGGATCCCCAGCCTCGTCAGCGCCATCTTCGACTGGCAGGACGTCCAGGAGAGCCGCCAATTCGAACTGGTAGCGCAGAAGGTCGCCGCCGCCATTTACCTGCTGGAGAACAACGAGACCGGAGACATCGACGAATCCAAGGCCGTCATGGGCAGCCTGGCCACCTACGACGACACCGGCGCGAAGACCGCCAACGCCACCGAGAAATTGACCGGAGAAATCCGCCGCTTCAGAGCAGGCAGCGGATCCAAGATCGAAGCCTTCCGCAGCGACCGCCCCACGAGCAACCAACAGATGTTTGAAGACCGGATCGTCCGCAGCGCCTTTTGCGGGATGGAATGGAGCTTCGACTTTTGCTTAGACCCGAGCAACGTCGGCGGAGCCCCGATGCGCGTCATCGTGGACAAGATCAACCGCACCATCGAGAAACGCCAGAAGATGGTCGGGAAAGTTTGCCGCCGCTTTGACGGCTACGCCTTGAGCAAGGCCATCGAGCGCAAGGAAGTCCGCCCCGATCCCGACTGGTATATGTGGGAATACCAACCGCCGGCCCGCCTGACCGCCGACGCGAAGTATGAGTCGGACATCGACATCCAGGAAGTCCGCTTCGGCCTGAAGACCCGCAAAGAAGCCTGCGGCCGCCGCGGCACCTACTGGGAAGACGTGGACGCCCAGCGCCTGGCCGAAGTCCGCGCCGACCTGACCCGCGCCAAGGACCTGGCCAAGGAATTCGACATTTCCATCCAGGAAGCCATCGTCCTCTTGAACCCGCCGACACCAAACGGCAATTTGCCCATGCCCCCGCCAGAGGAAACCGAGGCCCCGCCCCACGCCGCCGCCGCCTGATTTCAGAAAGGTAGGGCGAGCTGTCCCAGCCCGCCGCCGCCGAAGCCAGCAGCCCCCATTGACTTCGAGACCGTCCTCGAATGTCAAAAATCCTTTCCCTCCTTTTCACCCTGGCCGCGCTCAGCGTCCAGGCCCAAGCCATCCGCGATTTGCCCACCACGACCGCCCTGGCCGTGGGCGATATGTTCCCCGTCGAGAACGCCCGCGAAGCGCAATTCAAATACTACGGCTGGCAAATCCTTAATTTCGTTTCAAACAACATCCCCGCCATCGCCGCCGGCCTGGCCTCCACCGACATCGACACTTCCGCGGAGATTAAAGCCATTGTGGGAGACGAGACAGGCAGCGGAGTCCTGGTGTTTGCGACGAGCCCCACGCTAGTCACACCCACGCTCGGAGTCGCCTCGTTCACCAGCGCCAACAAGGTCGCCTTCACCGCGCCGGCCACCAGCGCCACCGTCACCATTGCCGACGGTAAGACCTTCACCGCGAACCAGACCACCACCCTGGACCGACAATCCAGCACCGGCCTGCCCGTTGAATGGTGCATCGCCGCGAGCGACGAGACGACCGCGATCACGACCGGCACCGCCAAGGTCCAATTCCGCGCCCCTTACGCCTTCACCCTGACCGACCTTCGAGTCGGAGTGAACACCGCGCCCACCGGCTCGACAATTCTGGTCGACCTGAAGGAAAGCGGAACCACCGTCCTCTCGACCCGCGTGATGGTTGACGCGAGCGAATCCACCTCGACCACCGCCGCGACGCCCTACGTCATCAGCGACCCCGCCATCGCCGACGACGCAGTGCTCTCCGTGAACTTTGACCAAGTCGGCAGCTCCGTCGCCGGAGCCGGCCTGAAACTTTGGATCAAAGGATACCGATGATCATAAGCCCCTACCGATTCACCCCCGCATTCGTCGGAGCCACCTTCTACGTCAACACCGCCGCCTCCACCGGCGGAGACGGAACGACCAACCTCACCACCGGAGCCACCCGCGCCTTCGCGAGCTTGCGCGAGGCCATCACGCACGCCGGCCTGGACGTTTCCTCGCCCCGTTTGATTTTGTGCTCAGGCACCGCCGCCGACATCTTGAGCTGCAAGCAAGCCCACTGGGACAGCGTCAGCACCACCGCCGCGAACTATTTGGAGATCCGCGGAGACAACACGACCGGCCTCTGGAATACCAGCGCCTACAGAATCGAAGTAACCAACGACAGCGCCATCTACAACAACAACCCAGGCCACGTCCGGATCAAGAATCTCCAAGTCCAGCTCACGACCAACACGAGCACCGGCGCCCAATATATCGGCTACCGCCTCTCCACGCAGAACGTCGGAACCGGCCTGACCGACTGCGACTGCCGAGTCGCCAATTCCATCGCCAAAGGGATCCACAGCGGCACAGACAAATCTTTTGGCCACTACAACAGCCCCTTTGCGGAGACCGCCGGCGGAACCGTCAAAATCTGGAATTGTTTGTCCTACGACCTGACCGTCGGCTTTGCCACCGCCGTGGACGGCATCGTAACCCATTACAACTGCACCGCCCACGGAACGACCGAGGCCGACTTCGAAGACACGATGGTCTGCTACAATTGCCTCGGAGCCAGCACCGGGACCATCGAGAACTTTCTCAGCGTCGGAACCGGCGGAGGATTGTCGGACTACAACGCGAGCTTCGACACCAGCGCCAAAGGCACGCACAAGCGGATCAGCCAAACCTTCACCTTTGTCGACGCCGCCGGGAAGAACTTCCACCTCGATGCCGCCGACGCCGGAGCAAAAGATTTCGGCGTGACCAACCCCGGCGCCGGCCTCTACCTCGACGACATCGACGGAGCCACCCGATCCGGCTCCTGGGACATCGGCGCCGACGAAGTTTAGTTTGGGGGAGCACGCCCGCCTCGGGCGTAGTTTTCGGCGCCCTCGCCGGAAACATTCCTAGGTCTCAATCGATTGACTTCCACGGCATCCGCGATGCCTTTCCTACGCCACGCCCTCCCTTTTTTCACCCTCCTGACCCTTTTACTGCCCGCCCAGGCCTCGACGATCACAGGCACAGTCCAGAGCGCCGCCGGAGCCGGCCGCGTGACCAGCATCGTTTTCGCCCCGTTAAGCACCCCCGTCATCAGCTCGGACATCATCGTCACCACCACCCAGCAGACCGCGACCAGTGACAGCTCGGGAGCCTTCTCGATCGTCCTAACGGCCGGAGACTACCGAGTCACCGTCGGCGGCCGCACCCAGGACAGCTTTCTCATCGCTGTCCCCAATGACGACGAGATTTATCCCCTGACCGAGCTGATCTCAGTTTTCCGCCTTTTCCCCAGCTACGTCCTTCGGATCGGCGACACCATGTCCGGTTTCCTGACACTCAGCGGAGCCCCGACCAACACCTACCACGCCGCCACCAAGGGATACGTTGACGAAGTCGCCGCCGCCGTTATTTCAGGCGAGACCAACACCGCCAGCAACGTGGGAGACGGCCACGGAATATTCAAAGCGAAGGAAGCTTTTGATCTTCAGCTCCGCAGCATCGTCGCCGGAGCCAACATCACGATTGTTTCTAACGCCTCGGACATTACAATCATCGCTGCCGCCGGCGGATCACCGCCCACCGGAACCGGCTTCAGGCACGTCACCTCCTCGGTCGAAGACCTGACCAGCAAACTGGTCGACACCGCCGACGTCACCGACGCCGCCATCACCTATGCGAAAATTCAAAACATCAGCGCCACCGATAAGCTTCTTGGACGTTCCACGGCCGGTGCAGGCAGCATTGAAGAAATTGCGCTTACGAGTGTCGGCCGAGCCTTACTTGACGATTCCACTACATCCGCGCAGCGCACCACCCTCGGCCTCGCGATTGGAACGGACGTGCAAGGATATGATCCGGACCTTGCGGCACTGGCTAACAACTCGACTGATGGACTCCTCACCCACACCGCCGCCGGAACGGCCAGCGCCAGGACAATCACCGCTGGCATCGGAGTGGCTGTCTCAAACGGAAGCGGAGTTTCAGGTAACCCGACGCTTTCTCACAATGTGGAAGCCGGCGCCAACATCGCCCTCTCCACGAACGGATCCGCCCTCGTCATCGCCACCACCGGCGCCGTCGGAGAAATAAATACCGGCTCGAACCTCGGGACGAGCTCCGCCACGATCCAACCGATTTTTAAGGCCAAGTCCTCCCTGGACCTGACCTTCAGGCAGATTGAAGCCGGAGCGAACATCACGCTCACCAGCAACGCGAACACCCTCACCATCGCGAGCTTAATCGGCACGATCCCCACCGGGACCGGCTTTCCCCACATCACCGCCGGCAGCCAGGACGCCGCCGCCAAGACGGTCGACACCTCGGACATCACCGCCGCCGCCGTCAGCTACGCCAAGATTCAGAACGTCAGCGCCACGGACAAAGTCCTCGGCCGCTCCACCTCCGGCGCCGGCGTGATCGAGGAAATAGCTTTGACCAGCGCCGGCCGCGCCTTGATTGACGATGCCGACGCCGCCGCCCAGCGGACTACACTGGGGTTGGGCGCACTCGCCCTCCTTGCGACCGTTCCGACTGCGAGCATCGACAACGATGCCGTCACCTACGCCAAAATCCAGAACGTAAGCGCCACGGACAAAGTCCTCGGCCGTTCCACCTCCGGCGCAGGCGACGTCGAAGAAATCGCCATGACCGCCGCCGGCCGGGCCCTGGTTGACGACGCCGACGCCACCGCCCAGCGCACCACCCTCGGCCTCGGCCCCCTCGCGCTCAAGACCACCATCGCCACCGCAGACATCGACAACGACGCCGTCACCTACGCCCGGATCCAGGACGTCAGCGCCACGGACATGCTCCTCGGACGTTCCACAGCCGGCTCAGGCATCATCGAAGAAATCCCGCTTACCGCCGCCGGCCGCGCCCTGATTGACGACGCGAGCGCCACCGCCCAGCGCACCACCCTCGGCCTGGGAGCTGTTGCTCTTTTGGCAACGGTCGCCACCGCCAACGTGGACAACGACGCGATCACCTACGCCAAGATTCAGAACGTCAGCGCCACGGACAAGGTCCTTGGCCGTTCCACCTCCGGAGCCGGAGACGTCGAGGAAATCGCCATGACCGCCGCCGGCCGCGCCCTCATCGATGACGCCGACGCCGCCGCCCAGCGCACCACCCTCGGCCTGGGCGCCCTGGCCCTTCTGGCCACCGTTCCCACCGCCAGCATCGATGCCGACGCCGTCACCTACGCCAAGATTCAGAACGTCAGCGCCACGGACAAGGTCCTCGGCCGTTCCACCTCCGGAGCCGGAGACATCGAGGAAATCGCTTTGACCGCCGCCGGCCGCGCTTTGATTGACGACACCACCGCCGCCGCGCAGCGCATCACCCTGGGAATTGTCGAGGCCCTGATCATCCCCATTTCCGGAGAGACCACCGTCATCACGACCGGAACGGCCAAATTCACCTTCCGCATGCCCTATGCGATGACCCTAACCGCCGTTCGCACTTCGCTGAAAACAGCGCAATCGACTGGCCCGACTTACACCATCGACATCCTCGAAGCCGGCACCACCATCTTGAGCACGCTCCTAACCCTGGACAACACCGAGAAGACCAGCACCACCGCCGCCGCCCCCGCCGTGATCAGCGACACCGCCCTCGCCGACGACGCCGAAATCACCTTCAGCGTCACCCAAGTCGGAGACGGCACCGCCGCCGGAGGCAAAGTTTATTTGATCGGCTACCGATGATCAGGATCCCCCTTTTAGCGTTTCAGCTTTTTAGCTTTTTAGCTTTTGTAAGCGCCGCCTCGGCCGCAGCGACGATCATCTCCCCCTTCGGCAGCCCCTCGACCCTCAACGTCGGCCTGACCGCCTACTTTCAGCTTGAGGAAGGCTCCGGCACCCGGATCGACTCGGAACCGACCGGCACCCCGCACGCGATGCAGGACAACGCGACGGTCTCCCAGGCCGCAGGCAAAGTCGGCAACGCCGCTTTGTTTGCCAGCGCCAGCAGCGAATTCTTGAGCGAGACCGACTCCGTGGACATTTCGGTCGCCAACAACGATTTCGCTCGAACGCTCTGGATCAAATTTGCGTCGATTGGATCGAGTCAAACTCCCTTGGCCCATTGGAGCACCACGAGTGGGAACCGCTCCTGGCGCGTCCATTACGATTCAGGGACAGGCAAGCTTCAATGGATTGTGTCGGACGACGGCCTCGCCAGCGTCACCAGGGAGGCCACCAGCTTCGGAACGCCCACCACCGGCGTCTGGTATTTCGTTTATGTGTTCCACGACGCCGCGAACAACCTGATCGGCATCTCGGTCAACGACGGCACAGTGAACACCGTCGCCCACACGACCGGAGTGCATAACAGCACAGGCGCCTTCACCATCGGCGCGACCGCCAACACGTTCTTTTTCGACGGCGCCATTGACGAGGTCTGCCTCTGGAACAGCCGCATCCTAACCACCGCCGAAGTCACCGAAGCCTACAACGCCGGCCTGAACGGCCTCCAAATCGGTAGGTAGGGGAGCACGCCCGCCTCGGGCGTAGTTTTCGGCGCCCTCGCCGGAAACATTCCTAGGGCTGATCCGATTGACTTGTCGGGCATCCCCGATGCCCAGCTCCAGCAACTACCCTCACATCCTCAGCAAAGTCCTCCGCGGAATCTGGGTAATCACCGACGCCAAATTCCAGGCCATTGAATCCGTCCTAGCCAGCCGGCTCTCCGGAGAATTCGCGCAGGACGCCCTCATCGATGGCGATTCACCAACCGCGGAGCCACACACCATCGCCCACACCCTGGTCGTCCCGATTTACGGGATCATCGGCAAGCACCTTTCCCTAATGGAAATGATGAGTGGGAGCTGCGACCTGGACAGCGTCAACAGCGCCCTGGCCGTCGCCGAAGCCGATTCAAACATCGAGAAAGTCATTTTAGATTTCCGCTCCCCCGGAGGCACCGTCACAGGCGTCCCCGAGACCGCCCGCCGCATCGCCAACCTTGCCGAGAGCAAACACGTCGTGAGCTTCACCGACAGCGAGTGCTGCAGCGGAGCCCTATGGCTCGCCAGCCAGGCATCAGAATTCTATTGCACCGAAAGCGCCGAAGTCGGCTCCGTCGGAGTTTACCTCGCCCTCTTGGACAAGAGCCGCATGTATGAAAACGAGGGAGTGAAATTCAACGCGATCAGCGCCGGCAAATACAAACTTTCCGGCGCCAGCTTCCGCCCCCTTTCCACCGACGAGCGCAAGATGTTCCAGGCCCAGGTCGACACCATCCACGAACAATTCAAGACCGCCGTCCGGACCAACCGCAACGTCCCCGACGAATCCTGCGAAGGCCAAGTCTTCACCGGAGCCGACGCCATCATCGCCGGCTTCGTCGACAGCCTAGTCGACGACATCGAAGACCTGCTCTGAAGGTAGGGCGAGCTGTCCCAGCGACGCCGTCCCCTTTTAGCTTTTTAGCGTTTCAGCGTTTCAGCGTTTTCCCCCAGTCCCGTTGACTTCTTTTCCGCCTTCATAATGGCCACCTCATTTTTCAACGTTGTAAAGGCGAACGCGCACATCGCCGCCCTCGAAACACAAGTCGCGTCGATCACCGCCGAACTCGCGGAAATGCCCGCGCAGTTTGAAGCCAGCGCCGAAGCCAACCGCACCGAGCTAGCCCAAGCCCAAGCCGACCTGGCCACAGCCAAGGCCAGCATCGCCACCCTCTCGGTCGCCGCGGCCGTCCACGAAGCGACCGTCAGCAAATACACCACGCAGATCACGGAGCTGAACGCCGCGCTCGCGCTAGTCCCCGCACAGATCGAGACCGCAGCGGCCGCCAAGTCCGTCGCGATAGTCGCCAGCCAAGGCGCCCCCGCTTTGGAGATGAAGCCCGCCAACCCGGCAGCCAACGCGCCGGCCAAACCGGAACTCACCGGCTTTGCAAAAGCGCAAGCCGCCATCGCCGCCCAGCTCGCAACCAAAAACTAAGCCCCAGCCCCAACACCCTAACCACCACCCCAAATGGCCTACGCATACCTTACCCTCCTAGACATCGCCAAAGTGTCCGGCCAGGACACCACGGTCGGATTGATCGAGGAGAACCTCAACATCGCCCCCGAAGTGAAAATGTTCCCCATGAGGACCATCTCCGGGACAAGCTTCTCCACCGTCCAACGCGTCACTCTGGCCTCGCCCGCCTTCCGCTTACCGAACGAAGGAACCGAGCCCAAGAAAAGCGTCTACGCGAACAAACTCGTCCAGACTTACTACTTTGACGGCCAGCTCGAAATGGACGTCGCCATCGCGGCCGCAGACGACCAGGGAGAAGCACACGCCCTCGCCCTAGAGGCCGACGGCATCATGCAGGGAGCCCTGCTCAAGCTTGGTAGTCAGATTTGGTATGGAACAGGCAGCGGAGGAGACACAAAAGG